AACCTGTTAAAGCATTTGTGGTTGCAAACGATGTAACTACTGCACAAAGTCTTGAAAGGAATATTATTGAAGGAGCAACATTGTAAACACAAAAACAAAAATTAAAATCGTTATATAATTATGAAAATTGTAGAATTATTTTTAGATGACAATGAAGATAGTGGAATTGAGGCTATATCTATTGTAGAGTCTCCTGCTATTGAATCAGATTTTATTGCTTTAAAATCAGATGAATTAAAACTAGCAGAAGTTGACAAAGAGAAAAAAATATTGATGGGTGCTTTGTTAATTCCAAACAAACCCATTTACAGAAAAACAGAAGGTGAAGAATATTATATTTATTTCTCAAAGGATACAGTTTTAAAAGCATCACAAAGATATTTAATGAATGGNTATCAAGGTAATTCTACCTTAGAACATTCTGATAATTTACAAGGATTAACATTAGTNGAATCTTGGATTGTTGAAGATGAGAAGTTTGACAAATCCAGAAAATACGGATTAAATGTACCTGTTGGAACTTGGATGGGAACTATAAAAGTCAACAATGATGAGATTTGGAATGACTATGTTAAGACAGGAAAAGTAAAAGGATTTAGTATAGAAGGATTTTTTGCAGATAAAATAGAAGCACAAAAAATGAAAAAAGAGGAACAAGAAGCAGATTTATTGCTTAGTAAAATCACAAGCATTGTCAAGGGTGAAAGGGTAGAATTAGGTTTAAAAGAAGATATAGAAAAATTAATTAATGATGCTGAAGGAATAAGAAAAGATGCTGAAAACATATCAGATATAGCATCAAAAGGTTTAAAAATATCAAATTCTACAATTCAAAATATTAAATCTTTAAACACTAAAATAGATAAAAAATTAAATGAAGTAGAAAAATCAGCAAAAGATTTAGGAGTTAATCCTAAAAATATATTGGGTTATGATAAATTAAGTAAAAACACTAAACAAATAATTAAAAATTATACTTCTTATATTGAAAGAGCAGATAAAATTTTTAAAAGTTTAAGAATGAGTTAAAGTAAAATGAGTAATCTGAGTAAGCTGAGTAAGTCATTTGAGTAATCTGAGTAAAATGAGTAACCTGTTTTTAGAAAATATAGAAAAAGAAGAAACTAATGAAATGCTATCTAATATTAAAAGCATTTTAAAAGGGGAAAATATTGATCTTGAATCTTATTCTGATTATCCTGATTCAGTTAAAAACAATGCTAAAAGAGGAATTGAATTAAATGAAAAGGTTAATAATAAATGTGCAACTAATACAGGAAAAATAAGAGCGAAACAACTCGCACAAGGAAAACCTATTTCAGTTAGCACAATAAAAAGAATGTACTCTTATTTAAGCAGAGCAGAAGAGTATTATGATCCTTCAAATACAAAAGCCTGTGGGACTATTTCATACCTTTTGTGGGGTGGAAAATCTGCTAAAAATTGGTCATTAAGTAAATTAAAACAGTTAAAAATTAAGTAAAATGAATATTCAAAATAACTCCAAGAATTTAAACAAAATTTTAGAAGGATTTTCAAAAGATAAAGTTCAATTAAAATCACAAAAAGTTGAATTAGGTTTAGCAGATGATTTTGAAAAGAAATTTAATAAAGTTAATGATGAAAATGCTGAAATAAGTAAACAATTAATAGATAATTTAAGAAAAGCAGAAGTTAAATATTCTCAACAATCTAAAGATTATCAAGAGTTAATAAAACAAGGTGAAAAATTAGAATCGTCAGCAAAAGAATTAGGAGTTGATTTACCTGTGATTATAAAAAATAAAATATTATCATCTAAAGATGGTGTTAAAGAAACACAAAAATTAAATCAAGCAATAACTAAAATGTATTCAATATTTTAAAATGAGTAAACTGAGTAACCTGTTTTTGCAAAAAAATAGTAATAATTAAAAATTAAATAAAATGAATATACAAAACAACTTAGATAGCGTATTAAATAAATTCCCAAAGGATAAAACTCAATTAGCATCACAAAAGATTGAGTTGACTGCAATGCAAGATATTAAAGAGCGAATTGATGATATTATGGAAGATGCTCGCAATGTACAAGATGAAAGGAAAGCCTTATCAAATGAAATTATACAAGTATCATCTGCAAAAAAGGAATTACAGGATTCTATAAGTGCTTATAGTGATTCTGTTAACTATATAAAAGAACAAAAATCTAAAGTAAAACAACTTAAAGATTATGTTTCTTCATTAGCTAGTGATTTAGGTGTTCCCCCAAAAAATGTTAAAGGTTATAATGATTTAGATGGATCATTAAAAAAATTAGAGGAAGCAACAAAAATTTTAAAGTCTGTTATTGGAGACGCTAAAAAAGAATTATAATAAATGCAAGGGATAAATAGAAGATCAGTATTACCTAGTAGAACTTCCCCAAAGTCAAGTACAAGAGCGTGTCTTTGTCAAGATACGAATACTTACTCAAGAGATTGTTGTAAAGGTGCAATGATGAATCAAGGGATTGGTAATGTAACAGGGAGTGGTTCTTAGGTAAAAAAAACAAACGAAAATGCAAAATAATTTTTATTAAACGTTTATTAAATATGAAATCAAATGAAATGGTTAATCAAATTAGAACACTTTTGAATATTGAGGTAAAACTTGAAAGACAAAAGTTACAAAATGGTACTGTTATAGAAGCAGAATCATTTGAGAAAGGTAAGGAAGTATTTATCGTAACTGATGATGAAAAAGTAGCTTTACCTGTTGGAGAGTATATTCTTGAAGATGGTAGATTATTAGTATCTGAAGAAGAGGGAATGATTTCTGATATGAGAGAACCTGATGATGGTGTACCTCAAAAGGAAGAACCCGAAGAGACCGAAGATTTAGATCATAAAGAAGATCACAACGATGAAGATATGGGTTATGAGAAAAAGATGGAGAAAATGGTCGAATTAGAGGAAAGGATGAAAAACTTGGAAGATGCAGTTGAAGATTTAAAAAAAGAAAAAGTAGAGGCATCTGATAGTGTTTTAAAATCCAGAACTGTAAAAGAAGAGTTTAATTCAGAAGATAAAGAAGAAGTTAAAGAAAATCTTTCAACTGAACCTATGTCACAAGCAATTAAACACAGTCCAGAAGGAGAAAGCACAAAAGAAATGAAATTTGTGTATTCTGAAAACAGAATAAATACAACATTAGATAGAATTTTAAATAAAATAAGTAACATAAAATGAGTACAACAAACACAACATCAAATGACATTGTTTATGTTCAATCAAAGCAACATACTATAACCTCAACAGTAGATGTGGTTGCAGGTGATGCAGGTATTGATCAAAACGTAGCAACAGATGCACTAGTAATTACTTTGCCAAAAATTGAAGCAGGTAATTTAGGTATGACATTCTTGTTTAGAAACACAGGTAGTGATGGAAACAATATTTTGACGCTATCTCCTAATGCAGTAGATAGTATTAATGGAACTATTGCTAATTCTTCTGCTGATTCAGTAGCAAGTGGAGTAGTAGATAAGGATTGGGTAAATACAAAAGCAACCGCAAATAAAGGTGATTACGTTATTCTTAAAGCAGTAGCTTTAACTGAATGGTATATTGTCGGTGGTGTAGGAATTTGGGCATCTGAATCTTAATATTAATTTTTAAAATATAAAAAAATGAGTTTAAACAAAGTACAATTGGGAACAACTACTAGCATTACAACTACTTATGCAGGTGAATTTGCAGGTGAATATATCGCTGCAGCTTTACTTTCAGCAAGTACAATTAATGATGGTGGTGTAACAGTTAAACCAAATATTGCTTATAAAGAAGTAATTAAAAAACTAGATACAGGAGCTTTAGTATCTGATGCAAGTTGTGATTTTAATCCTAATAGTTCTGTAACTTTAACAGAGACTATTTTAGAACCTGATGAATTTCAAGTTAACTTACAACTTTGTAAAAAAGATTTTGTTTCTGATTGGGAAGCACAGTCAATGGGATACGGAATGTCAAAAACACTTCCTCCAAAGTTTAGTGATTTTATGATTGCTCACGTTGCCGCAGAGGTCGCTCAAAAAATTGAAACTACAATGTTTCAAGGCTTTGCCGCTAACGTAGGTGAATTTAATGGATATGAAACTTTATTGGCAGGTGATGCTACAGTAAATGATGTAGCCGCAGTTGGTGGTGGAGTTGATGCCGCAAATGTTATAGATGAGTTATCTAAGGTTGTAGATGCAATCCCTGCCGCTCTTTACGGAAAAGAGGATTTGTTTATTTATATACCTTCAAGCATCGCTAAATTTTATGTCCAAGCACTTGGTGGATTTGCCGCTAATGGTTTGGGTGCAAATGGTGTGAACAATATGGGTACTCAATGGTGGAATAATGGATCATTAACAGTTAATGGTGTGAAGATTTTTGTTTCCCCAGGATTAGCTAATAACAAGATGATTGCCGCACAAAGAAGTAATTTGTTCTTTGGAACAGGTTTACTAAACGATATGCAAGAAATTCGTATCATTGATATGCAAGATATCGATGGGTCATCCAACGTTAGGTTCGTGATGCGTTATTCTGCAGGGGTACAAATCGGGATAGGGGCTGATATTGTTTACTATTCTTAAATAAATTATAAACTATAAAGAGGGTAGGTGGTAAAAGTCTATCTACCCTTTTTTATTAAACTTAAAAAATTATGCCTTGTTCAGTAACAGCAGGAAGAGATTTACCCTGCAAATCAGCATTCGGAGGAGTAAAAACGGTTTATTTTAGTAATACATTTCCTATAGAAGCTACAATAGACGGAACTACTCAAATGGTAACTGCAATAACTGCAGGTCCCTCTTGGTACGAGTATGAGGTAAAAGGAAATTCTAGTTTAGAAACTACAATAACAAGTAGTAGAGAAAACGGAACTACATTTTACACTCAAACATTAAATTTGACATTAACATTTTTGGATAACTTGACAAAAAATCAAGTTCAATTAATAGCGGCAGGTAGACCTGTGGTAGTTGTAGAGGATTACTACGGTCATCAATTCCTTTGTGGGTATGAGAACGGTATGGAACTTACAGGAGGGACTATTGTCACAGGTGCGGCTGCAGGAGATTTAAGTGGATTTACAATGACACTTGAAGGAATGGAAGAAACTGCTCCTTACTTTTTAGATAGTGGTTTAATTACTCCAGAATCAGGAAACATTAATCCTACTCCCTAATTATTATTAATTTATTTTAAAAGCATCTCTTTTTTTAGGGGGTGCTTTTTTTTTGCTTTATTTTAGCAAATACTTGACAGTACACTACTGTTCATTCTTTTTAATCTTAAAATTTATTATAAAAATGCAAGAAATACAAAATCAAATTCAGACTTTAAAAAATCAATTAACAGGAAATATGATGTTAGATATGGACACTAGAGATAAAATTCACAATCTTAAAATGAAATTAAAAGGCTCAAAACCTGAAAGTTCTGAAATTGATTGTGTTGGTTGCGGTTCTTAAATAAAAAAATAAAGAGAAAATATCGTTATATATTATATGATTATAGTTACGACATCATCAACTGCACAGACTTTTAATGTAATACCTAGAGATTACAGTTTAAATACTTTCACAATGACAATAAGGGATGACTCAACTAATATAAGTGTAAATTACACAATAACAGGAGCAAGTGTATCAGGTAATTATGTAACCTTTCAAAATACATTTAGTCCTGTATTAGTATCTAATCATTTTTACGATATGAAATTAGTATCGGGTACAGATATAATATTTAAAGATAGAATGTTTTGTACTGATCAAACAATTAATCAAATAAATGATGATTACTATAAATTAAATGAAGGTGAATTTACAAGTGATGATTCTTTTAATAATGAATATATTGTAATATGAAACGAAATAAAAATTTACCTAAAGGTGTTACATCTAATCAATCTAGTTTTGGGGTTTTAAACCTTAGCACTTACACTTCTCCTGAGATTATTGAAGTAACCAATAAAGATTGGGTTGCTTATGGAGAAGATAACAATTATTTTCAGTATTTAATTGACAGATATAATGGTAGTCCTACTAATAATGCCGCTATAAACGGAATAAGTCAAGCAATATACGGTAAGGGTTTAGGAGCAACAGATGCAAGTAGAAAGCCTGATCAATACGCACAAATGATTTCTTTATTTAATAAAGATTGCGTAATGAAAGTTTGTTATGATCTTAAATTAATGGGTCAAGCCGCAATACAAGTGATCTACTCAAAAGACAGGTCTAGAATTGTAGAATTAGTTCATATGCCTGTTGAGACATTAAGAGCAGAAAAAGCAAATGCAGAAGGAGAAATACCTGCATATTATTATTTTAAAGATTGGTCAAAGATAAAGCCAAGTGATAAGCCTTTAAGAATTCCTGCTTACGGAATGTCAAAAGAAGGGATAGAGATTTATTACATTAAACCTTACAAAGCAGGGTTTTACTATTATAGTCCTGTAGATTATCAAGGAGGATTACAATACGCTCAATTAGAAGAGGAGATAAGCAATTTTCACATTAATAATATAATGAATGGATTGTCTCCTAATATGCTAATTAATTTTAATAATGGTACTCCTAATCAAGAAGAAAGAGAATTATTAGAAAGCAAAATTGCAATGAAATTTTCTGGAACTTCAAATGCAGGAAAATTTATACTTGCGTTTAATGATAATGTAGAATCAAAAGCAGATGTAACTCCTATACAAATTTCTGATGCTCATAATCAGTATCAATTTTTATCTACTGAATCAACTCAGAAAATAATGGTGGCTCATAGAATTGTTTCACCTATGTTATTAGGTATTAAAGATGGTTCTGGATTAGGCAACAACGCAGATGAAATTAAAACTGCATCATTATTAATGGATAATACGGTTATCAGACCTTTTCAAGAACTTTTAATTGATTGCTTTGATACTTTACTAGCTTATAATGATATTTCTTTAAATCTGTATTTTATAACCTTACAACCATTAGAATTTACAGAAGTTGATCCTGCTCTTCAAGGCAAAGAAGATATTGAGGAAGAGACAGGGATTCAAATGAGTTCAGATGTTGAGGGTGTTATTAGATTGAGTAAAGATATAGATGGAAAAATTGCTTATGAAACAATAGAAGAGGCTGAAATAGTAGCTAAAGCAATGGATTGTGAAGGTCATCACGAGCATAAAATAGGTGATAAGACTTATTATATGCCTTGTAGAACTCACGAAGAGTTAAAAGCCCCTTGTTGGGATGGATATGAGATGGTCGGATTTAAAATAAAGAATGGTAAAAAAGTCCCTAATTGTGTACCATTAAAATCTCAAGAACTAAAAGAACCTTGTCAATCAGGTTATGAAATGATAGGGTTTAAAATGAAAAACGGAAAAAAAGTTCCAAATTGTGTTCCTATAAAAAACAGTAAAGAAATTCCTAAATTAAGTCAAGAACAAGGAGATTTAATTTTACAAAATTTAAAAGGTGAAATTGTTAATGATGAATGGATTATAACTGATGTTAGAGATATTAGTGATGAAAATGTTTCAGATGAAGAGTGGGTCAAAGCTAGTATTGTTGATAAAACAAAAAATTTATTAAGTAAAATAGTTGAATTAGTTAGTCCTATAAAATCTAAAAATAACGGAAGTTCTTATAGTGATTTAGATTCAAATAATTATAAAATTCGTTATCAATACTATCAAAAATCTAAAGCAAAATCGATACAAAAAGATGCCGATGGTAAACGCAAAAGTAGTTACAAAACAAGAGATTTCTGTAAGAAAATGATGGATTTATCTAAAAGAGGAACTGTTTATACTATTGAAGATATTGATAAAGCAAGTAGAGCAGGTATTAATGGTCAATTTAGCCCTGCAGGTAAAACTACTTATGATTTATTTAAATACAAGGGTGGTTGTTATTGTAGACACGCTTGGAAACAAATACTATACAGAAGGAAAAAAGGGGCTGATGTAAGTGAAGATTTAAAAAATTACAGGAGAACAGGAACAATTCCTAAAAGTTATTTAAGGAATCCTTTTGGAAGTAAGGATGCAAAAAGAGCAACATTTGATTTGCCAAATCACGGATCATTAAAATATAAATACTAATGGCAACAGTACTTTTTATTAATCGCACAGATTTAGTCAGAAATTCAATCTTAGATGGGAATGTAGATACTGACAAATTTATTCAATTCATCAAAATAAGTCAGCAAATAAATATTCAAAATTATTTAGGCAGTAAATTGTACGATAAATATACAACAATAATAGGTAATGGAGACATAGATACTGCTCCTTATTCTGATTATAAAACCCTTTTAAATGAATATATTCAGCCAATGTTAATTTGGTTTGCTCAAGTGGATTACATTCCTTTTGCGGCATATCAAATAAAAAACGGAGGTGTTTTTAAACACACTTCAGAGAACGCTGAGACAGTCAATAAAGGAGAAGTTGATTACCTAGTTGAAAAAGCAAGAACTTATGCTGAGTGGTATTCTAGGAGGTTTATAGATCATATGTCTTTTAATCAAACTAAGTTTCCAGAATACACTACAAACACAAATGATGATATTTATCCAAGTTACGATGCAACTTTTAACGGATGGGTTCTTTGAGTTATAAACCAAAAGAAGAAAATATTAAAAAATTAAAACAGTATCTACTTAAATTAAAAAAAAGTGGCT